GATGCAAGGCGTTACCGCACATAACTCCGCAGCACATCTCACACCAGAGCAAAATGCTGCGAGAGTTGCCAAGAGATTGGCAACTATAAGGGCAAACAAGGAAGCGAATTTGGAGGCTATTAAGCCTACCAAAGTTTCCAAAGTTGTTAAGCCTACAGCGGATGATATCTTTGAGCGAGTGGAGAAGGCAACAAAGATTCTATTCCCAGACCCTTCTGTTTTCTATGAGAGGTTTGAGGAAATAGCAGAACTTCGCGCTGCAATGTTGAGGATTGTCAGATGAAAGGCGATAGAAAGTCCGTCAACAAAGTCAAGAAAGGTCGAGCAACTCCCGTTTCTTTTAGGGATTGCAGACCTCCATTTAACCATGATTGGGTAGAGACAGAAGCAGAAAGAAATCCCAAAGGTGGTGGATGGTATCTTACAATGCGTTGTTCGCAATGTGGTACTATCCGTACACAAATCGTGGATAGATATGGAAACATTGAGAAGGGTTCTTACAAGTACCCTGAATTCTACAAAGATACTGATGGTTGGACTCGTTCACAATGGAGAGTTCAATATTTGCTACAGAACGGGGATACAAAATGATGGAGCGATCACTTTCACAAGAACGAACCTACTGGGATGAAAAAGTAGGCGAAGCAATGAGGGAGGTTCAGAAAGCTAAGGAACTTTCTGAGGAATTTCATAAGCTTGCGGACAGAGTTCATTCTAATGAGCCTGTATCACCTACAGCTGGAGTTGCTCAAAGAGATGTATTGCAGTTCTGTTCAAATCGTCAGGCTCAAATCCATGCTCAAATTGAGAAACTTCAATCCGAAGTTGAACGATTGAAAGCTAATCGCCCTTGATATTTAAGCTCGCTGCGGTCGCATTATTGGTGAATTTCTCCTCTCCTGTAGAGAATACTCATTTGACCACAGCAGTAAGGATAGGGAACGCATATCAGGAAACTCCTTTACCACCGCCACCAGTGGAGTTTAATCCTGAACGACTAACTGGTTGCGATGAAATGGATTGGTATAGAAACTATGTCGGACTCCCAAGAGTTTTCAATGACCTTGGCTGGAGGGAAAGTAACTGTAGAAACGACGTTAGAACATTCTGCTGCTATGGTTACTGGCAAGAATATATATCACTTTGGCTTTCTGCTAAAAGTTCCTACAGGGATACACTCATTGAGCGTTGCGGAATTACAGGAGTTGCAAGCATCTTTGGGTTATCTGATCGACAGAAATTTAGCCAAGCTTGTGCGGCTAAGGTAGTATATGACATATCCGGATTAACACCTTGGAGGCAAGGATGACAACACATTACATTTCAGTTGACGTGGAGACTGCAAGTCTGATACCAAATACATATAGCTTGCTTAGTGTAGGGGCTGTATTGATGGATGATGAAGGATACGAACACACTTTCCATTCAGTTATGGGAGGAATTCAAACCCAAGATATTGAATGGGAACCTACTACATATGACTGGTGGATTCATCCAGATCAGCAAGATGCAAGGCATAGAATCAATGCTCTTGCCTCTCATGTAGTTCCGTACAAAACACAGCTGCTAAATGCAGCAGAGGAATTTTACGATTGGCTTTGGGCTATTAAAGGTGAAGGTGGAAACCTTATGTTTGTAGGTTGGCCCGCATCCTTTGATTACCCATACTGTCAATTGTTCTTTAAGAACGCAGGGTTAGACAATCCATTCAACTACAGGACTGTAGATGTAAAGTCCTATGCATGTGGAGTTCTGGGACTTCCCTTTGATTGCAATAGGGATGAACTTCCTGATTGGTTTGAACCAGTTCCAGAAATGCCACACGATGCTTTAAGTGATGCAATTGCTCAGGCTGTAGTGTTCGGTCGATTGATGAATTACAGGCATGGAAATACCTGGAAATCTTCATAATATCTCAAAGAAAGGAGAGGCAAAATGATGGCTAGTGACTTTGACATTAGTGAAGTCCTACGAATCGAAATGAATGACGCCATTGTGCGTACGATTAAAAGAAACCCAACAGCAAAAATACTAAACCTAGACGAAATGAGAACCGATGATATTTCAGAATATTTTAAAAAGAGCGGGTCAATCCATCAATTGGAATGGATTTTGGATGAAGGATCGGAATGGCAGCTTGCCCGATGGTTCAGAGTTGTCCTCGCAGAACTCCATACCATTGCGAGTAACAAGCAAAGTTGAGGAATTTGATTTTGGTTCCATTACCAGAAGTACTGATAGTGGAACTGAAACAATGTACCTGCTCAAAATCGAAGATCAGTTTGGCGGAGAATTTCAATTCCTGCTAGGTGAATGCCGTGACTATCACAGGGAAACAGAAGAAGAAGCAAGTAAATTATTCTTCAGTTTTCTTGAACTAGTAGGGTACAATGGGTGATACCTACAGCCCTAGTCAATTGAGAGTATACGACCATTGCCCTAAAGAACATGCGTACTCTTACTTGGAAGGTATCCAAAGAACCTTAAGGACTGGACGTCGTTTTGATTTTGGAAATTATGCACATGAGCTTATGCATGTGTACTATCAGGCGGTTAAAGCTGGGGCGAAGCCTGGCTCTGATTTCCTAATCAAGATGATGGAACAAAGAGTTAAGAACGATCTTCTAGCCGCTGACTTTGAGAACATTGAATTGGTCTCATTGGTATGGCCTAGACTGTATGTGTTCTTTACTTTCCAATCCCCACAGATTGATAAAGATATCACTGTTCTTGAAGTAGAACATGAATTCCATGTAGAGGTAACAACTCCACATGGACACACAGTTATTCTTCATGGGATCATTGATCTTCTTTATCGAGATAGTGCAGGTAACATCAGGATCAGAGATCATAAGACTGGAGCAAATGTAAGAACTCACTCTAGTCAATCAGTAATGTTGGACGATCAACTAGGCCACTACGCAGTATCATTGAATATCTATGATGTAGAGGTCAGTTTCCTTAACTCATATCTACACAAAGGAAAGACACAGCCTCCACCAAGTAGCTTGTTTGCTTTGCATAGGTATCGTCACACACCTGTAGGTCTTTCGGTAATCAAGGAAAATATCCTAAATAAAATTGACAGGATACTTGACACACCGGCTCTAAAGAACTATAGTCCTACTTGTCCCAACTGCCAATTCTTCGAGCTATGTCATGCGGAAACGCGTGGTATAAATGTGGAAAAGGTTAAATCCCTACACTTTAGGACAAAGGTAAAAAATGAACGTGACATTGGACTTCAATCGACCCCACAAAAGAGTGGTCAACACACCGATGACAACCCGAAATTTGAAATCAGTTTTACTGACCTATGATGATGACTCCACATTGGAGTTATCTATCGTAGATGAACAAGGCTATCATCGAACTAGTGAATATGTTGGTGCGCGTGGTAGATGTTATGTCCATGAAGTATACCTAACCTATGGAGAAAAAGATGGGCCTTTTGGACCGAGTTCAACAGATCAAGGACACTGAGTATTACATCAAGCTTCTTCTATACGGACGTTATGGTGCGGGTAAAACAAGATTTGCAGCCGCAGCACCTAATCCCGTATGGATAGATACTGAAAGAAGTGCCGAGACATTCCGACGAATCCCAGAACTACAAAACACTGATCTTTTTGTGCCAACTAGTTTCGATGAAATCTTTGAGTTTTGTCGAGAAGTCGTTCGCAAGAAGGCTTATGAAACAATCGTGCTAGATACGATTGGTAGAGCACAAGACGATCAAATTCAAAGCGATCTTAGGAAAGATGCTCAAACACCTGGAAAGCCTGGAGTGTTTAAGCGTGACCCTTATCTACCTCTTTGGGGAGACTATAGAATCTCTACCAATAAGATTGATGAGTTATTCATGTTCCTACAGAAAGCAAACATCCATGTGATTATCATTGCCCATGAGCGAATTGATACTGACAAGGAAGGTAACATAATCAGGATTACTCCTGACATTACACCAACCTTAAAAAAGAGTATCATGGGTTTGATAAACATAGCAGCCTTCCTTGAAGTTGAAACTAACATCAAGGGAGAAAGGGTGAGGAAACTCACCGTCAACCCATACCAGAATATAGAGGCAAAGAATAGACTAGACATACAGGAAACCTCAATCAAGAACCCAAACTTCAACGAAATTTTCCTAATCTAACAACAAACAAAGGAGCAAGTAATGATTGACCTTGATTTCAGCGGTGACGCTGAGAAGTCAAGTGCAGATATTCTGGAGGAAATGTATTCCCCGGTAGATGACGGGGAGTATCTTCTGATTATCGCTGACGCAGAAGTGAATCCTTCAAAGAAGGAAGGTAAGAAGCCTTCTCTGAAGATCACAATGAAGCTCGTCGAGGATGAGAAGAAGAACATTTGGAAGTATTTCTACCTTGACAAGGAGAATGATCTTTCAATGGCTTTCCTCCGTGAATTCCTTGAGGCCGTTTACGACTCGCCTCTATCAGGTAGTGTTCAGCTTGATCCAAAGGATTTGGTTGGACGAAAGGTCATCGGACATATTACGACACAACCTCGTAGCGATGATCCTGATAAGATGCAAAACGTTGTAAACGTTTTCGAAGCAACCAGCTAACTAAAAGGGGGAGAGGGTCTAACGGCTCTCTCCCCCTTTTCTTTGCAATTCGGGAGATGCCATGACAGATCTAATTAGGCATCTAGATTTTCTGTTCAAAGAGGATTTAGGTTATGTCTATGCGCCCATTAAGAAATCGTCCCAAGAATGGAGGCAACAGTGGTTCGGTTGGCCTATTGAAAAAGCTGAGCTAGTTGATTGGATCATAACAGAGAGTCTGGAAAGTGATGTTTACTTAGGACCTGTTCTCTATAAAGAGAAGAAGGTAAGTAAGGACTCGATATCACATTCAAATGTCGTGTGGATTGAATTCGATGGGAAAGAGGACATCAATTGGCAAAAGTTACCAGAACCAGACGCCATTATTCAAACCAGCACTTCCACGCATTTACATTGTTTCTGGCAGATGGACGCGCTGTCTGTGGACTCATTAGAGGACATAAATCGACGCATCACATACTACTTAGAAGCGGACTCCAGTGGGTGGGATTCTACCCAAGTTTTAAGACCACCAAACACAATCAACTACAAGCACAACGTACCTGTAAAGTCTATCAAACATCAAGAAGGCTTACATCAGCCTAGTGCTTTTGATCCGGCACCTAATATAGCAAAGCCTGTAGATACTTATACTTATGAAGGCTTGTTACCAGTAAGTGCAATTAAACTCGATCCATCCCTACAAAGCAAAGTAAATCTTGAGGTTGTTAAACATCCTCATCGTTCAGAGTTTCTAATGGCTACAGGCTACTATCTTGCAGAAGCAGGATTAAGTGGTTTAGAGATAGTAAGTTGTCTCTATGTCATAGATGCTAGAATCAAGAAGTTTGTAGGTCGAGAGGATCAACTAAGACGGTTATCTGAAATAGCTTCTATTGCCTTATTCAAAGTTGAACGAGCAAGCTATATTTCCGTCTACTCCCCAAATGACATTTTAACTCACACGGCTGATTTAAGTTGGGTTATTCCAAACTTGCTTCATACGTCGGGAATGTTCATAGTGTCAGGGCAACCAGGTGTAGGTAAAACACAGCTTACATTTGATTGGGCGTA